GAACGCCAAGGACAAAGAGAAATTCGATTCCAGCTTGGCGGGAATGATCAGGGCGTATGGCGTGCTGGATCAGATGGCAACCGATGATGGTCAACTGCCAGCCGATGAGGCGATACCGAGGATTGAGTGGGAGATGCAGAATGGTCAGACTATGGTCATTGTTAGGAGTGTTACCGAGGCGGTAACAATTCAGCGACAGCGGCAAGAGTTAGCTAACCATCACATTTGGTCGATGCAGGAGCTTGAAGCACTGCTGGCTGATCCGAGGATGCAGGAGGTGATCAAGATCAAGGCGCTTGTGCCAACTGCACAATTGACCAGCTTCAAACCTACAGACAACTTTAAGCCTGGCGGTGCAACAGGCTTTGATGACTTTGTAGATGACCTCACATTCAGCGACAATGACACCATGGATTACAAGTTCAACTCCAAACAAGCAGAAAGGTTCAAAGATGGCTCAATTTAAGCTAATGGCTGCATTTGTGCGCGAATGGGTACTGGACATCGTCCAGCGCGTTAAAACGGCTTTAAAGAGGGTTTAAGCGTGGCTGGGAGACCTAAGTTTCGCAAAGACATGGAATTGCTGGAAGAGCTGCCAAGTGACATGATTGTGTCGATGTTTGAGGCAGGCAAGTCACAGACCATGATTTGCTACGAGCTTGGCATTGGGCGTAGGGCGCTCGAGCAGTGGATTGAGGACGCTGATCTTTGTATTCATTACTATATTTCTAAACCTATTCCATACTTTGTAACCTTTTTTGAGGTTACAAGTTACAAACGCGGCTTTTTAGAAGTCGTTTGTGTCCTTTTCAACGCGCTGTAACCACACCAATCGGCCCTTAATTCCGATCTCTTTTGACTCCACCAAGCGCTTTTTGGCGCGACTCCATGCCGTCTTAAACTTGCCTTCGCTAGTCTCATCGATGCCCATTCTTGACCTAAATTCCTGTCTCCAGTCCTCCAAATTAACGACCATTCTTTGTAGACCATCTTCAAACTTTATTATTCCTTTGTCTTTAACAACACTCTCTAAGCAAATCATCTCTAAACACTGATTCTTGCCACCTCCAGCGTTAGTCTTGCCTTTGTTTTTTGACATCAATTTGACGGCCTCATCACTCGCCTGCACCGCCAAGCTGACCACCGCCTCTGTCAGTCCCAAGCCTGCCGGCCTGATCTCTACCTCTACCATCTCAAAGCCAAAGCGCTCGTTATCTGCGCCGTCCTTTTGCTTACTGATGGTCAATACGCCTTTCATCTGCTCGTCAAAGCGCAATAGCTCAAGCTCTGTATCTACCGCGCCAAGCAGGGAAGAATGTCCGCGCAGTCCTTTGGCGGCGTCCTTTCCGCTGTGATGCAGGACCATCAACGCGCAATTGAGGAACTCTTGCACCTTACCCATAGCGCTAATGAACGCGCCCATGTCTTCTGAGCTGTTCTCGTTGCCGCCGCCAAACGCTCTAGCCAAGGTATCCACAATGGCTAACTGGAACTCCATGCCTGTCTGCTCCACCAGCTGCACCACCGCCAGCATCAGCGCGTTGAAGTCCTCGGCGCTTGATCTGAGGTTTAGCTGGTGTCTGACTATGTAGATTGGCGCGCCATCCTCAGTCTGATGGTGCAGCTTGCAAGCCTTGATCCTTGCGCCGATACCTCCAAAGCCCTCGCCGGCGAGGTAAAGCACTGCGCCTGTTTGCTTTACTTCTTTCCCCATCCAACTTCTGCCTGTGGCAATCGCTTCTGCAATGTCCAAGGCGATGAACGACTTGAATGAGCCTGGCGGTCCATAAAGCGCTGTGAATGAGCCTGCTGGAATGACCGACTCAATCAGCCACTCGACTGGCTCGTCCTGTATGTCATCCCAAGATTCAATCTTGATGGTCTTGACTGGCTTCGGTGATGGTGCTTCTTTTGGCGGGTCAGGCGCAAACTCTTTGGCGATGTCTGCAGGATAAGTATCCAATGGCGGCTTATAAGTATCAGGTTTGACACCTATATCGTTAATTGACTGTAGTCTTTCGGGTATCGTTACATCATCCACGCTGGTAATCTTCGGCGCTGCCTTGACCAAAGCCGCCAGCTCTGCCCTGCCGCCGCCTGCCTCGATGAACTCAAACGCATCATCGCCTTGGTCTTGGAGTCCGAGGTCAACAACCTTGAGCGCCTTGGCAATTGGCAGGATGGCCTCTGCTGCCTTGCGTGCGTATGACCAGCCACTCAGATCGTTGTCCGGCAGGATCACTACATTGGCGCCAGCAAAGTATTCGGTAATCGCTTCCGGCCAATGCCCTGCACCGCTGTGCGCTGTGGTGGCCGCCACGCCCAATGACATTAGCGCGTCTACGGCTTTCTCTCCCTCGGCCAAGTAGATGATCCTGCCTGCTGTCTTCGCGTCCAGCAGCTCGGGTAACTTGTATGGGACTATGCGTGCGTCACCCAATGTCGGGTATCGTTTGCCGTCTGTATCTACTTTGTATAAACGATAAGTCTTGCCCGACTCACCCACCCGCAGCCGGTGCTTTACAAACACTGTGACGCGGTCCTCGTCTTGGTACTGCCACTCTTGCTGAAACTCGACTTTAGGCAATGGCTTGATGTTGGCTAATGGATCGGGTCTTTCTTCCAACTCTGGCAGTAGCTGCATATCCCTGATGGTTTGGAATACTGACTCCTGAGTGCAGCCACCATGGCAATGAAACAATGGCTTGCCCTCGTCATCGATGTGTACTGACAGGCTTGGATTCTTGTCGCCATTACCTTTGCCATGTGATGGCACTGGGCATGACGCCACCCACTGCCCATTTGCTCTCTTTGCGTTGCCCAAGCTCTTGGCTATCTGTTCTGCTTGCATTTATATGCTGCCATTTTTTTAGAGGAAAAAAAACCGCTGGGGTTAACCAGCGGCACTTGACTAATGAAAGTTAAAACATTTCGTCATCTTCAATGGCGGCAGCCATCGGCGTCTTAGCAGGCGTTGGCTTTGGTGCAGGCATCGGCACATGAGCTGGTGCAGGCATTGGCGTTGCTGCCTGTGCGACATAGTCCTCATCACTCTGACCCATGCCGGCAGGCTTGTCAATCCACGACACGATAGTGAAGTTGGGAATGCGTGTAGTGCCTTTGCCGATCTTCTCCAACTTGCTGCCGGTGTACTCCAGCACAGGCAATTTGCCTGCATTGGCGGCACGCTGTGCGGCACATTCGGTGTAGAGCTTTTCGAGTCCCATGTTCGGGCCTACTCCAGAGGAGGACCATTCGCAAGTCCCCAGCTCTCTGTTATATAGAGATACGATAAAGCCACGCTTGTGGTTTGGCGATGGTTGAGGACCTTTCTTGCCGAGCTCAGAATCAGGTTGCCAATCGCGTACACCTACGCCGAGTTCAAGCCAACCAGTTTGTACACCATCAATGTCAAAGACTACCTTTTTGAGTTGAATTTCAGCGCCAAGGTTGTTAGTCCATGCGTTTGCTTGTGGTGAGAAGCGGATGTAATTACCATTACCACCACCGGATGAGAGATTTAACATTTTGCGTTTTGCTTTCAAAGTTACAGGGTTTGCATTATTGACTCAAGCCGCGGTCTTTTGCCAGCGTGAGTCCACTTGATACCTTGGCCGTCAATGCGTCCAAGATAACTCTTTGTTCCTTTGCAAGCAGTTTCTCTGCCGCCGTAGGAGAAATTAGTTCAGTCTCAAATATCTGTGAGTCTGTAAGTCCAGCGTCAGTTAATGCCTGACGCGCTGCTGTTGAATCAATCCATTTGCGTGAGGCGCGTTTGGGTTGTAGTTGCCAGCCTGGTAGCACTGCGCCAGCTTCCATCTGCTTGGTGGCGTGCTCTTTGACTGCCTCGATAAACTTTTCCACCATTGGTGCGCGGTCTAATATGGCTGTGATCTGTGCTGGCGTGAGAGCCAACATCACTGCATTGATATCACTCTTTGATAGCACGCTGATGTCAGGCTGCGCCGCCACGATATTGAATTGCTCTTGCTGTGCTGGGCAAATGTGCTTGGCTGGACACCATTGGCAGGCTTGCTCTGATGGGACATAACGCGGCGCGTCACTAAGTGCCTCGGCCACAGCAGGCAGTAAGGTATCGCGCTCCCATTCTTTAAGTGCGGTAGCACTCATAGAATGTATGCGCTTCTCTCCATGGTGTGGCTGGATTATTTGGAATTCGATTTCAGTTGGCCGCAATATGTCTGACGCCATGGCCGCCAATGCGTATATCTTCATCTGCTCAGAGTCGGCGTCCACATAGCCGCGTCCTGTCTTCAAGTCTGCGATGGTCAGCTTGCGCGTAGCGTTTGAGTAGCCGAGCACATCGGCTGTGCCTTGGACCAGCACATCATCTGTGTGGTACAGCTTGACATCAGCCTCAACGCGAATGATGCCGTCCTTACCCACCTCATCTTGCAGCGCCCAAATTGCTGTGAGGTGCTCCAAGGCAAAGTCGCAATTTTCTTCGGTCATCACAATGCCCTCGACCTCTTGGCCAACAAAGTCGATGGGGTCGGTGTCGAGCTGGAAGCAAGTCTCGGCCAGCGCGTGAATGGCTGTGCCGATCTTGGCCGCATCGCCTGCTTCTTGGTAAGGCACTTGCGTTGACAGCTTTGCGCTGGCTGGGCAGGCGATCCAGCGTGATGCGGCACTTGGCCTAAGTCTTAGTGGTTGCTTTTTCATTTAGTTTTCTAGTTGGTTGTTAATCAGTAATGCGTATGCTGTCTGTCTTACCTCTTGACTTACCGCATGGCCAAATTCATCGGGGTGAACTAGGCTTGAGATAAAAGACTTGTAGGATTTATTGATCTTGCGTTGGTGATCCAACTGCGCGCCAAGCCAATCTATTTGCTCTTTAAGTACAGCTCGTTCTTTGTCATCCATGTCAGTCTCCACAAAATCAAGCAATTGATTCTTCATTGGGGTCAAACATATCTGTTTGGTTGGCGGCAAACTTAATCATTTCCGCATAGGACGCACGATCGGAACGGAACACCGCACCGCTTGGCTTGGATGCCAATGCCAATGCCGATGCCTCCATTTTTGCCCACCATATACCACGTTCTGGTTTTTCTGCAATTAGAGAAAGCACTTGTGCGCTACCTTTTAGAAAGCACAAATCGCAATTTCCATGCATGGTCACGCCATTCATGTTTGGCAGCTCAAGATCAAATGGTTGATTGCGCCAAAACTCGCCGACTGTTTCCTTAGTAACGCCAGCCGTTACCAATGGAATCCTTGATTTATCAGCGATCTTGGCGGCTCTGCGCTGTTCATCAGCACGCATACCTACCCAATCCATTGTCTCGTTGTGGTCATCCCAGCCAGTAGATTTCAAATATTTATGAATGGCACGAATCTTTAATTCTGAAGTACAGAATCTAGTCACTGGATTAGGCAAGTAATTGCGTTTTTTAATCAGTGCCTCAAATGGCTCGCCATTCCTGCTGGCCGTTTCAAATGTGACGCGCTCAAATGATGGATCGGCATCACGATATTCAACCCAATGGATTTCAACATTCCAGTTATCAGAGCAGGCTTGGACAAATCTCAATGTGGCCTCATCTTCCTTGCCAGTGTTGGCAAAACAGACAATGGCTTGGCATGGAAGTTGCCCCCCCCCGCTTTGAATAACACGCCAAAGCATATATGCACTGGTGCGCCCACCGCTGAAACTGATGCAAGTTGGCTCAACGATCTTGAATGGATCAGCCATGCTTGATACCCCACACTGCGATTAATGCTGCCTCTGCTCTGCCATCATCTTTGACGCGCTTGAATTGATCTTGATGGTCAGGGAATAACTCCATGGCTCTGTGACGCGATGCGTCTTTGCCTGCTGGCTTACCCATCTGCTTTGTCCAAGTAGCCGGTGCGACATAAGTCACTGGAATATTGAGAGCTGCTAGGACACCCTCAACTACACCGAGGCTGCGGCCAAAGCCAAACATTGCCACCACTGACTGACCAGGTCGGCTTGCAGGCTTTTCTACATAGGCAATGTCAGGTTTGTAGTTACTGATGATGTCAGCCAAGATATGCGCCGACACTTGGCGCTTGGCTTTCTTGTTTGTCTCAATGACCATTGTGGGCATATCGTAAATTTCCACCAGCTTGCCGTCTTCTAAGCAGGCTATAGCGCCACTTAGACCGCAATCAATACCTATGACGCGGCTCATTTGACGGCGTCTTCCATGGCCTTGTTTAGCACTGTGAGGCGAGCTGACACCAATGCGTCAGCAGCCTGATCCAAGCGCATCACACTGCCGTATAGTGGCTCTGTGGTCCCGCTTTGCCAGCGGGATACTTGCGCCTGGTCGATCTCGGCAACGCGGCAGACATCAGACATCTTGTAGCCGGCGGCCTCGACCTTGTGGCGTATTGCGGATAGTGCTTCTTGTGAAATCGTTTTCATGTGTAGGATGTTAACCATGTTTTGTTAAGATGGTCAAGTGTAAGAGAAAAAAAGGGGATCAACTCACGCTGACCCCCATAAAGGCAACTGGCAGGAAACCCGCCAATGCTGAGTTTACATGAATAATAGTTGAGTAAATTTAAAGGTATTTGACTGACAAGTCATAAGTGATATGATTATTCTGTCATCAATTAAAGGAGACATCTAAATGAACCACACCCAGCACCCTTTTATGGAGGAGCAAGCTAGGCGCTTAGACCGCCGAGCCGACTCTGCCCTTGACTTCCTGCTTGCCACCGCCATTGCCATTGGCTTGGCCGTACTGCTTGCCGCATGGTGGTCAGCATGAGCTCCAAGATGCAAGACGAAATAGACATTGAGGTAAAGCGCTTCATGGCAGCCAACAAGCAAGGCATTCGCGTGCTGGCTCAACATGAGGTAGAGCAGCTCATCCGCAAGACCATCACCAGCGGCACAGTGCTTGGATGGGCGCATGGCGAGGCATTCCAGCGCCAGCGTATGCAGGCAAAGATCGACCAGCTCGACTATGAAATGGCCTGCATCAAAGACCGACTCAAAGAGGCTGAGATGGAAATAATGGTGAATAACAAATGAATAAAACCACACCTACACCACCACCCCCCAAGCCTGTCGATGTGCAAGCCACATGGAGGCGCTTTGGATGGACACCACCAAGTGAGGCCAAATGGAAACAGCCCTGACATTTCTCTTATGTGCGGCATTCGGCATAGCCGTCATGCTTTGCACCATCTTTTGTTTTGTGTGGGTACTTTTAAATTTTGAGGTTGAATGATGATTGAAGAGAATAAACCCAAGCCAAGACTAAAGCGCGAACTAACTAAGAATGGCAGAGGTGTAGCCGCCAAACTAACTCAGAGTGAGTATGACGAATGGGTAAAGCTCGGCAAAGGTAAATGGCTTAGAGCTTTTTTAAAAGACAGCAGATTTGAGAGGCAGAAGCATGACTAAAAACGCATTCGACTGGAATGACGGCACGCCAAGTATTTGGCAGCGAGACAAGGAATTGCAGAGATTAGTATTAGGTCAAAACTGGGGCAGACAAACGCAGGCGAAGATAGGGCTTGAGTCTAAGCAGCAAGTGAATGCCTACTCCCAAGCAAAGCCGAACAAAGCAAATTCTTCATAGCCTTTGTCACAATTCAGCGATAGGATTTTGACTGGCAATCTTGCCAATTAAAGGAGTCTTTCATGTACAAAATTGAAATTGAAATTGGCGGCTATGACTGGTCAACAGCCGAAAAAGTGACCATTGAAACCAGCGACTTTGACAAGATCGCAATCATCCAAGAATTTATCGAGTTCCAAAAAGATCACGATTGGTGCGTTGAGTATGATGTAACAGAGGAATATGAATACAACCAGTGCGATGAAGATGATGAAGACTTTTATATCGTCATGGAGTTTGGCGAAGATGAAGTAGAAGAAGAGTACAACATCGGTGACTGGTACTATGACGAAGACGGCTCAGTGTGGGAAAGAATAATGTGATGGTGCAGGGGGCTAAACACCCCCTCCTATCTTGCCATCATGTACAGGCCGACATTAGAAAATGCGTAGCCTATAAAAGTAAACCCCATCCAGGTGTTGCCGTTTCTTATCTGATCAACACCGATATACAGGTATATGCAGCCTACAAATGCAATGAGCCAACTAGACATTATTTATATCGTGTTCAGCTTCTACATCTCTAGCCAACTGACGCCAGTCTAGGCTGCGTGTATAGAGTGTGTATATACGCTCATCTGTCAGTGGCGTTGATCGGCGGTTGAGCCTGTCATTAGCTTGAGCCAAGGCCAACTGAGTCTCATGCAAGATGATGTGCAGCTCTTTGATTTCAGATTTCAGATAACTTGTCAGATCAGACATCATAGATTTTTCCCCTAAATTCAACTTGATTTTCACCATAAGCCCACTTATGCACCAGCTCCGGCCATAGCAGCTTGCCATTATGAAATGTAAGTATGGCAAAACCGGAACGCCAGTTGGTTGGTCCATCTTCAAGGTACGAACTGAATTGAGGTCCACTTGGCTCTGCCAGCGTGCCTGTATCCACACCAAAGCGCGTGCCGTTGTAGTCACTGTATGGCGTGACCTTAAGGCTGTGTAGATGGCCTGTGACCATTGTTTTGCCACTGCTAGTGTTATTGTGGGTGGCGTGAACGCCGCCTTTCCATCTATGCTTTACAACGACCTCATCTGTAGGCCAGCAGCTCCAGCATGGATGCCAAGCAGGGAAGTGATCCCTCAAACTAAAACCTTTTACAAATTCGTATTGAGGAGCGTTGGCCGAAAGCCTGTTCTCAAACCTGGCATCATGGTTACCAATCGTCCAAATCAATTGAGTGTTGTGTCTTGCTTTCTTGGCGGTATCTTCAATCTCGCCCATCGCTATTTCGCAGGCTTTCAACTCTTGAATAACTGATGGGGATTTTTCCCACAAAATTGTGGGATGGCGGCTGATGCTGGCGCCGTCAAAAAGGTCTCCATTACCGATGACAACCTGGGGCGCAAACTCCCTGATGAAAAAAAGTAAAGCTTTGTACGCTGTGGTGTGTATGCCAGGCCAAAAGTGCGCGTCAGAGAATACGATCACAGTCCCATTCAACATACCCAATTCTTTTCTCATTGGGTTTGCGGCTTTGTTTATGCTCTCTGTTTTGTAACTCGATGTGAGTGCGACACCCGACTTATCTTCAATCTCTTTGCGCCGCCGATAAATCTGTCTTACATCCATGCCAATTGCGTCTGACATCTTCTTGGCCGATTTATAAGTATTCCAAATCTCAATAAACTCGTTGTCGTTGTAAACAGGTTTAGCCATCTCAGTCTTTCAATAAAAGTTTTTCAAGCAGATTAATAACTCTGTGCTCGGCCATCTCTCTTTGCTCTTCTGTCGAATTCCTGTCGGCCGTTGTCTCTACAAGGTCATGTAATAGGATATGCAAACACTCATGCAGAGCCGTCATCTCAAGGCTGCTGCTGGTTATCTCTTCACCGCCAAATGACCCCAGCTTGTAGCTCACAAGTCTTGCTGGTGCATCAAACTCTACTGACGCCATTGCGTCCTTGGCCGTCTTATTAACTCTCTCTATGCGCCAGTCGCCCAAAGATAGTATTCCCTGCCACTTCATCATGTAGCCATGAAACTCTTTCGCCTGACCAACATCTGGCACATTCTTCATGTAGTGGATTAACACATAAAAAGATGACAAAAAAAAGAATATTGCACTTGACTAGATAGTCATTTACAATATTTGAATGAAATCTGTACGCCTCCCTCGTATTGTCGCGCTTTTACAGCGTGCTGGATGCACTGCGCCAGAGGTGGCCGCCAAAGTGTTTTGCACTGAAAGGTCGGCTCAGATACTAATAAATAACCTGCGTGCTAATAATGAGGTGCATATCCAAGAATGGCGGCGATCAGGTAATGTGCTGGTGGCCGTATATAGGCATGGGATAGGCACTGACGCCGAAAAGCCAAAGCCTATGACATCACAGGAAAGGCTAAAGCGCTGGCGGTCTAAAGAGTCCCTTGACGATCATGCTTTTCGCATGGCAAAGGAAAGAGCAAAGAAGTGGAAGATTAAGCGCGACCCGCTAGTGGCTGCGCTGTTTGGAGAAGCAAATTGAATTTATCCCCATTTGTAAATGTTGAAATGAAGATGCCTAAAGATATTCTTAGGGCATTGGTGCTGCATGAATTTAATTGCATAGGTAAGCAGATTAAATCAGTCACCGAGGAATCTGTAAAAGAGTTCTTGGTAGAAAGATACAGCCAATCTATGGCTGATAAATTCAAGCCTGAGTATCTACTTAGTAACCAAGAGACTTGAGTACATCTGCTGTGAGTATGCCGCCATATGGTTTCATCTCAAGCGTTCTGATGTCGGGTCTTGATGGATTTGTCGGGTCTTCAATTCCTCGGCTCTTGCTGTAGTCTTTAAGCAGTTGGAATATATTGAACTTGTCTTTGCTTACGCCAAGACCTTGGCCTGGCACGCCAAGCGGATAAGACGAATGTCCTGATTGAGCAATCATTGGCCTGTCTGGGAATACTTGTCCCACATTCAGTATGCTTGCATCTCTAGACATCAATTGAGTGGGGTCAGCAATAGCCAGTCGAGCCTCACCAATGCTTAACCCACCCTCATTCCTAAATTCTTTGTCAAGCAATTGACGCTTCATTGACTTACGCTTTTTGTCTGACAGCTTCTTGAATTGGTCAACGCTTGCAGGATCGTCTATACCTTTCCAGTCAGGTATAAATTTGCTCTTAATTTGACTATCCAATGCGCTTTTCGTACCTTTGCTCATGGCCGTCTGAGCATATGCAAGCATTGTCTCGCCAGTCATGTTGGCAAAGTCGCTGCCTGATGGCGACATAACCCAAGGCAAAAACAGTGGGTCTTTCTTTGTGCCACTCTTTAATTCGCCGGCCATCTTATAAATGTCAGTAGCTGGCTTTTTACCTGATGCCCATACTTGACCAGGATTCTCAAACATATACGGCTGGCCGCCTTGCAGCTCAACAGGACGATTCAACAATACGCCGTCAATATCAGTCAACAGTCCAGTCCGAGTCCTGTCGGCCATGCTGGTGATGAAAGGGTATCCCTCATAGTTTGCGAGAGATACTTCTGGCACGTTGTAATTTTGAATTGGAACAATTGTTGTCTTGAGATTCTTTAATCGTTCTTGCTCTAATTTTCTAGGGTCAAATCTAGGATCAAACACATTGTTTCCTGACAGCATTTGACTTCTAGTGCCTTGAGACAAATCACCAAGCAGCCCAGCACTCATGCCGCCACGCTCCATGACTTGCGGCACAACTCTCTCAGCCAATCTCTCGCCAGCGCGACCAGCGGCCATCGCTGCTCGTTCAGCACCACGCGCAGCAGGACCAACCATTGGCGCCACAGTCATTATTGCTTCAGCAGTCTCAGGCTTGAGTAATGGCACATTGGCGCGGCCAATGTTGGTCAAGTCTTCGCCATACGCCATACGCTCAGTCGTTTTAGGTATGCCAGTAGATTCAAGCAAACCAGCCAAACCCTGCAACTGTTGAGTCCTGCGCGGGTCTTTCATGTACTCCAAGCCGCCATACATGGCGTCAGCCAATAAGCCTAATAACTCATTGCGCGGCGTTGCTTGAATTCTGTCTGCCATGATTTATTGTCCTGCGAGGTTTGAACCGATTATTCCAGTTTGTCCACCGATATAACCACCAGCTCCAGCAGCGCGTGAGCGTGCCTCGTTCATGCGGCGAATTGACTCTGACAGGTCAACAAGTTTTTGCTGTTCGCGTGAGAGCAGGATGCGCCCCATCTGGTTGCGTACTGCTTCGGGCGTCTTAACCTGACCGAATAGATTAGATGCTGATGTGACCATGCCAGGCACATTACCTGTGGCAACAGCCTGCCCTGCCTGCATCACTGGTGCGACATCAAGGTCAGCCATACCAGCAGCTCTTGCCGCTGTCTGCGATCCACGGCCAGCAGACTCCAACCCTTTGAGGCGAGCTTCTTTGGCAACTGCCGCGGCAAATTCTCTGAAGTCGTTGCCAAATACAGCTTTGAGGCGATCTTGCGTTGCTGGCTCTTTCCACATCTTTAGCAATGAAGTCTGACCAGCCTCTGTGCCTGTCTTTTGGCGTAGAGCCTGCAAAGCGCCAATGCGGAATGCGTCCATCTCTGAACCAGTCAATCCACGCAATTCCTGCTTGAAGTTGACAATGTCGCCAGTCATCGCCTTGCGGCCAAGCTCGGCGGCATCCATCATCTGTGATGGTCCAGCCCACTTCTCCATGGCTTGAGCATAAGCAGACTTACCGCCAACCTTTGGCGATCTATCGCTCAGTGCCTTGATCAATTCTTGGCGTACATCATCATAGGCATTAGCCTGCTGATTGGCGCCAGATCGCTTGAGACTTTGCGCTGAGTCATACAGAGACTGCTTTAATGTGTCCAGCACATTCATTGGCACTGGCTGACCAGTTTGCAATTTTGATAGATCAATTGCCTGACCAGTCTTTGTGCGGTACAGCAATTCAGCAGCGCCCTGCAATGACTCTGAGCGCTTTAATAACTTCATCAATGGCTCATCGACTTGCACCACGGCCTGATCAATGACGTTATAGAAAGGACGCGACTCAATGCGGCGCAGCTCGCTGAAGTTGTCAATGCTCTGCTGGAACTGCGATCCTTGAGTGCCTAAAGCCGTATCAGCGGCAGTTACAAGACGGCCTGCGCGTCCAGCTTGGCGCTCTCTGATGGCACGCTCTAAGGCTTGCTTTGTCTCGCCTGGCAGCGTTGCTATGGTGTCCAACAGTTGGCGCATATTCGCACCACCAACATCAGCAATGCGAGCCTCTGTACCGAGCTTGCCCATGCGAGCCTGAGACATTGTCAATGCGCTTGCAAGCAGATCGGGTGGTGTGTCGCGCAGTAAAGCCTCGGCCACCTTTTGCTGTGCATACTGTTCAGCCTTGGCCGGCGAAACCCTTGCAGCAATCTGACGGCCACCAGCACCAAGCACCGACATCACTGGCTGAGATATTGGACCTACTACACCGCCAACTGCCGCGCCTTTAGCCACATCCTTGGTGATGTCTGCAATGCTTTCGCCCTCTGATGTACCAAGGCCGCCAACAGCGCCATAGCCAATGCCAGTAGCACCAGCCTGCGCCATACGCTGACCCATACCCATGACTTGGCCTGCTTCGGGTGCTTGCGTCAAGTAGCGTTGAAACTGTGCCAGCCTTGGAGATATTGCCTCCATAGCAGGCGTCACAATGCCACGATTAATAGCTTGTCCAACTCTTGCCGGCGCACCGAGTGCCATTGTGGGTAAGGTGGCTGCTACTTGCAATCCAGCGGATGTATATGGATTCTCTTTGGTGTAAGACCCAACAGCGCCACGAATAATGTCTCGCTGTTCTTGGTATGCCTGAGACAGTGGCACGCCTTCAGTGATAGCTCTTATTGGCGCAGCAACAGCGCCGGCAATCTCGTCATAGAAACCCATTGTCGGACCCTGCATGGCCGCCAAGAATCCTTTCTCCATCTGTGACTTTTGGGCGCCAGCCTCATAAGCAGGCGACTTACGCTCAGACAAAAACTTCAACACCTCTGCTGGCGTGTAGTTATTCTCAATGGCAGTTTTAATCTGAGTGTCTACACCAGGCAATGCCGACAGATATCCAATGATCTCGTCATCTTGGTATCCCTCTTTTCTGGCCGTATCAATCTGCTTTTTTAAATCGTCCATGATTTAGCCTTATCGGTTGAATATGTCTGCCAATGGTTTGCGTTGTGCAGCATTGGCGCCAGGTGCTCTAACAATTGATGGTAACTTTGCCGGCGCACCAAGCGCCTTATCAAGATCAACGCCAGTGCTAGAACCAAAATCAAGATACTCGCCGCGTTTTTGGTTGTAAGCCTGACCAGCAGCCGCGTACAGCTCATTTGACAATGCCTTGAAATCATTGCGCTGAGTCGGTGTGAGTTTATTGCCTGATGCCCAATTGTCAAAATAATATTTAAGCCTGTCCATACGGCCTGATGCGGCCATCGCAATACCCAGTTCAGACTCACGCACAACAGAGCCAGGGTCAAGCAGTTTCATTACCTTAGTAGCTCCAGCAACATCACCAATTGGGGAGCCTTGATCCAATGCCGAAATTACCTGACCATATGCTGACTTCATGTCGTTGAAGTCTTTATAGATCGGCTCTGACATGAATGTCTTCTTGGCCGACATCTTGTTCTCAAAACCCTTTTGACCAGTATCAACGCTGACACTAGTAGCACCCGATCTCTTCAACTTCATAATGTTTTCAAATGTCACTGGAACGCCAGCAGCTTGCAACAACTGAACCTCATTGGGGGCAGACTCAGGCTTGTCTAATTGACGCAAATTGGTCAAATTAACATCCATTCCAAGTGCTTTGAGAATCCTAATCTTCTCAGGATCAGCCTCTGGCTTTTCAAGTAAGCGCAAATTTGCCAAAGTTGGTTGCATCCCAAGTTCAGCCAGCAATCTTGCTTTCTCTGTTGGCTGAGTAAGTTTCAGCATCTCAGGTATGCCCTTTTCAGCAGGCAAAGCAGACAGCATCAAACGCTGCTCGCGTGTCAATGTTGATGCACCACTAGGCGCAACGCTAGGCGCAGGCTGACCAATCATGGCGGCACGCTCTTGCGTTGGACCAAGTGCCATACCAGGCGCTGCAATAGCCTGCTGTGGCGTGATTTCTTCGCCAACTGTAGGCTGACCAGTTAAGAAATTTTGATAGGCCAACTGAGCTTGCTGTGCGCGTCTAGCTTCGTCAATCTTCTGCTTAGTCAGTAACTGCTTAATCGCACCCTCTTGAGCCTGTGCATAACCCTGCTGACCACCAGCGAGTCCAGCGCCAAGTATCTGCATGAAACTGCGAGGAGTGGTGCTGGGTGCGCTGGCCTGTGACGCGGCAATGGCTGCTTGCAGCAGAGCCTGACGATTCATCTGACCAGTTTGTGCTGCAGTTAAATACTCTTCCAAGCCAGTGGCGCCGCCTCCACCGCCAAAGATGTCGCCAAGTAAGCCTGCAAAGTCTTGATTAGATGTAGCCATGTTGTTTCCTTTAAGCAATCTGCTTGTTGCGATTTGGATCAAGCAAAGAACCAATGTAGCTG